CGGATTTCCCGCACCGTTGCATCCCTTGGTACCACTTCCCGAACTTCTTCCGGCAGCGCCAGCATTTCAGACAGCTTACTGCTTCCATATCCCCGGTACCTTTCCTGAATTTCCGGACTGTTCCCGTTGATACTGTATGTATCATTGATCTGCATAAACCGGATCGCCCACGTCCTGCTGATATTGAAGGTTTCTTTTGCAAACTCAAAAACATCCGCATACCCCTTTTCTTTATAAAACTCTGCATCTCTAGTCTTTTTTAAGAGATACCCGACTTTAATGTATCCCTCTGCGATATGTTCCAGTTCTTTCCGTAATGCAATTTCTACCCCCTGCAGTGTACTGATTGTCTGTAATTCTTCCATCTATCCAGCTTTCCTTTCTGTACGTTTCAACTTCTTTCTTTTGAATAACTTAACAAATTCTTTGACTTCCTCTGTCATAGGTCTGTTATATTTTGCCCGACACTGGATCATAACCCCATTGTTTACCTCCATGGTGTAAAACGGTGTCTCCGGATCCTGCTTCTTTCGCAGAAACAGGATCGTTGTCTCACCTTTGGCCACCCGGTCAATGTACGTGGCAACACAATGATGCATAGCATTTCCCTCTTGCCTGATTTCATGGATCCGTTTCGGAAGTCTCAACACAAATTGTTCCGTTTCCATTTCCAGATAGCTGTCCCGTTTTCTGTATTTCTCGTACTTTTTGTCTTTTTTATTGTCCAAATCCTCTTTGGCTTTTATTTCCCGTTCTCTGCTCTCTTCAATCAACTCTTCATGACGCTGTTCTAAATTCTTCGGAAATAAGATCCACGACTCTCTCATGTTGTATCCCAGTTTCTCCGCCATCTTCAGATAATCGTGATAATCCACGGCTTGTCTCTCATCTTCTCCTAACACTTCTTTGATGTACCGTTCCATCTTGTGAATGGTGGTATACCGGATATACCTAGTGAAATTCCTCGGAAACCTTGCAAAAAACTGAACCTGCTGCCATGTTGGATGTAATCCCTTCTCCTGCATTTCATAAGTGGTGTTATATTCCCTTGTGCTTGGATTCTTTCCAGCCAACAGCTGGTAGTATTCCCCGTTTAGCCCCAGTATCTTTTTACAAGACCGCTCTTCTTTCTTTAAGTATCCTGTGCTGTACCCCTGCATTTTTTCTTTGACAATTTTGTAAAATCCACATTTTACCAGTTGTTCGATTCCAGGCATATACCGGTATCCCTCCAGATATTGATCCAAATACATTTTTTCCCGATATTTCCCATGTTTCACAAAACATTCCATTGCAGAATACTGAAACGGCGTTCCCTTTAGAATCTGTTTGAGATTCCGTTTATAGAGGATTGCTTCATGCTCTGGCACTTTATAATATCTCCATCTGTCTCTGTAACACCACCGAACCCAGTCTGTCTGCTTATACTGTTCATACTCAAATTCATGAATCTTTTTTAAATTCTGGTCATACGTGGTCCGTATCAGCTCCCAGTACCCGCCGTCTTCCTTTTGTCCATTCCTGAATTTCCGATAACACTCAAAATATCGGTATACATACCCCTCTTTTGTTTTCTGCAGGAGTCCTGCATATCCTCTTGCGTGAACATTTCCGCCTTTCTTTCGGCTTCGGTAGGTAATGAGATGTCTGCAGGATGGACATTCGCCCTCGTCTCCATAGTGTGGATTCCTGATTTTTACTTCTCTTCCACAATGTGTGCAATACCCTTTTGTTGCTTTTCTTCCAGCATCGTAAAACAAATACTGTGGAAGGGCTTCCCGATCTACAAACTCATCAAAATCTTTTGGCAGTTCCGGCACCAGTGCCATCTCAGAATCAATTTCGTCAATTTCTTTTCTGCCCTTACTGTAATTTTGCCATCTTGCGATTGCTGCACGTGGTTCTTCCTTTCCGTTGTGACAAAATTCTGAGATCCGTTTTCGGTCCTCTTCTCGTATCCACACTTTTCTGCTACTGTACCAGTACCCTTGTTGTATCTCTTCACATCCTTCCATGTAGCTTAAGTTATCTATTTTTGCAGTTCTCCACTTCTCACACAAATTGTCATAGGTGTAGTACTTGTTTTCTTCCAAAAGGAATAGCCGGTATTCCGGATGTGCTGTGCCAGCCAAGATCATATCCCTTGTAAATACATCGATCTCTAAAACCGCGCCTGTCTTCTTCGCACGATAGAACCAATAATATGTTGCGCTCCACACAGGCGCTCTTCCACATCTTAGTACCTGATCCCCTTGATCTTCCCTGACTGTCTTTCGCATCGTTTCCGTTACTTTTAACTCTGGAAGCTTTAATAACTCTCCTCGTCTCATTTCTCCGCCTCCAGATAGTATTCTTCTGCCATGGCAAATACTTCCAGATCCGGCATTGCCACCATTTGTGCCCCTCTTCTTTCTTTGACTCTTTTTTCCGCTTCTTTTCGGATATTCTGCAGACATTCTTTGAGTGTCCGGTTCTTTCTTCTTACTGCTCTGGCCAGAATTTCTTTTTCAAAACATCTCATAGACAGATACGACACGATCTCTCCTGCCGGCATCCCGTCTGTTTCCTCCTTTAACTCAACCTGCAGCTTTCCGATAGCCGCATTTACTGAATCTACCAGTTCTTCCGACAGATGCTGCTCATATACTTCCCGGATTCCATCTGGAATCCCGTTTTCCTCTGCCAGCACTTTTAAATGCTCCAGATCCTGCTCCTCCAAAAGTCCTTTTGCACATGCATTCAATTCTTCTACGGAATCAAAATTCCCAAATACATCAAACATGCTGTTTTTCCTCCAGTAATCCCTCTAATTTTTCCACGTAATCGTGATGTTTACTAAATCTGACGGCTATTTCATGCCGCTCTGCCAACGCCTGATACTGCTGCCACAATTCCTGGTTTTTCACCTCTTTCCCGGACGGTTTTCTCCATTCCGCCCGCTTCCACTGCTCCGGCTTCCCGTTTTCGATCATGTTCTTGATAAAAATACAGTCCGTATACAGGGTCACATTGCACGGCGCATTTAGTATTTTCAAGGATTTCACGATTCCAAGCAGCACCAGGCGATAATAGGTCGTCTCCTGTTCTTCCCCGCAAATTCCTTTGACCGCCG